TATCTTATTATATTGATTCACAATTTAGAGAATCACTTCTCGCATATGCAGAAGAAAAAAGAAATGTTTATAATATAGCACAATCATTTGGATACAAACCAAGCGTTACATCACCGGCATCAGTAGTATTAGATGTATTTCAAACTGTACCAGCACTTAATGAAAAACCAGATGAAAGATATGCTCTTAATGTAAAGGCGGGTACTCAACTTACATCAACTAGTACAGGTACAACATTTAGAACTATAGAAGATGCTAATTTTAAATTTTCAAGTTCATATGAACCACGTGACATTACAATATTTGAAAGTGAAGATAACATACCTACAAAATACTTGTTAAAAAAGAAAGTAAAAGCAGAAAGTGGTAATATAGTTACTGAAACTTTTTCATTTGGTAGTGCTGAAAAATATACACAAATAAAATTATCTAATCCAAAAGTAATAGAAATTATTTCTTGTACTGATAGTGATGGTAATACTTGGTCTGAAGTTGACTCATTAGCAAGAGATACAGTATTTACTGATATCGAAAACAATACGTCTAATGACCCAACTTCAGTTGTTAATAGAGAAGTATCACCTTATATTTTAAAACTAAATAAAACATCTCGTAGATTTACAAGATATATCGACCAAACTGATTCTTCAGTTTTAAGATTTGGAGCTGGTGTATCCGATAATGCTGATGAAGAGATTATCCCAAATCCATCGATGGTAGGTTCAACATTACCAGGTAGTCCAACTTATCTTACCACTGCATTTGACCCAAGTAATTTTTTAAAAACAAAGGCCTTTGGTTTAGCTCCTTCTAATACTACACTCACTATAAAATATTCTTATGGTGGTGGTATAAATGACAACGTAAACGCAAATGATATAACATCAATATCAAGTATTTCATATGAAATACAAGATGAGTTATTATCAACAACATCAGTTCAAGACTCAAAAGATTCAGTTTCATTTATTAATCCAAAACCAGCAACAGGTGGTTCAGCAGGTGAATCAGTTAGAGAAGTTAGAGAACACGCGTTAGCATATTTTCAATCACAACAAAGAGCAGTTACAAAAGAAGATTATATTGTTAGAGCATATTCTCTTCCAGCAAAATACGGTAATATAGCAAAAGTTCATTTAGTACAAGATGACCAATTAAATAAATCAACAGGTGTTGATGAGTTAGAACGTGTTGTGACACAAGCTGATGTTGATAATAAAAGAACAATTAAATCATTACAAGTAAGAACACCAAATCCATTAGCTATGAATATGTATACATTAGGATTTAACTCAAATAAAAAACTAACATCATTAAATCAAACTGTAAAAGAAAACTTAAAAACTTATCTATCACAATATAGACTTGTAACTGATGCCGTCAATATTAAAGATGCTTACGTTATTAACATTGCTGTTAACTTTGCAATACTAACAAAATCTGAATTTGTAAAGAACGATGTTCTACTTAGATGTGTAGCCGCGGTAAAAGATTTCTTTGATATTGATAGATGGCAAATAGGTCAACCAATTGTACTAGCTGACATAGCCTATGAACTATCATTAGTAGATGGTGTAGCATCAGTTGTACCACCAGTTGATTCGGATACAGTAATAAAAATTGAAAATAAATACAAGGTAGGTGAAGGCTACTCAGGTAATTTTTATGATATAAAAAATAGTATGATTGATGGTGTTCTATACCCAGCACTTGACCCAAGTATTTTTGAAATTAAATATCCTAACGCAGACATTAAGGGTAGAGTTGTCGGTGATAATTTAGGAATAGTGGAGTAAGTAAATGCATTATTTTTTATTTCCAGAGAAAGATACAACAATTTTTGAAGTTAGTTCAAGTTTAAATTCTGGTTTAGATGAAATATTAGAAATCAGAAAAAACGTTAGTGATACTGGAGCTAGTGTAGATGTTTCTCGAATTTTAATAAAATTTGACACAACATATTTTCAAGAAGCCTCATCTTCAGGTTTAATACCTCAAACAGGTAGTAGAGCAGCCAAGTATTATTTAAATTTTTATGACGCAAATCCAAAAGCGTTAGCGGCATCACAAAGTTTATACGCATATGCAATAAGTGGTTCTTGGGATATGGGTACTGGTCGTTCATACGATAATCCACAGACTTCAGATGGTTGTAGTTGGAAATATAGATATAGTGAAACTGATGGTACATTATGGGCAAGTGGTAGTGGAGCAAATGATGGAGCAGGAGGAGTTTGGTATAGTTCAAGTGTAGCACCAGCAGCATCTGCCTCACTTAATCATCAGACAAGAGATTTAAAAATAGATGTTACAGGTACAGTAAATAAATGGTTAAATGGTAATGTAATAAATGATGGTTTTTTAGTTAAACGAAGTGGTAGTGTCGGTAACAATCATCCATCAGCATCAGAAGGTAATACAGATAGACTAGGTAGTTTTTCATTTTTTTCATCAAACACTCATACAATTTATCCACCTACTTTAGAAGGAGTATGGGACGATTCATCTTGGTCTACAGGTTCGTTAGATGAATTAACATCTGCTAACTTGGAAGATAGTGTAGTTTATATGAAAGGTTTACGACCAGAATATAAAGAAAATTCAAGAGCTAAATTTAGAGTTGTTGGTAGAGAAAGATTTCCATCAGCAACATATTCAACAACACCAGCTGGATTAACAATAAAGTATTTACCAAGTGGTTCTACTTTTTATTCAATTACTGATGCTGAAACAAATGATATTATTGTACCATTTGGTACAGGTTCTAAGTTGAGTTGTGATTCAACAGGTAACTATTTTAATTTAGATTTACAAGGTTATCAGCCAGAAAGATATTATACATTACAATTTAGAGTAGTAACTGATGAAGGTACTGCTGATGAGTTAGACCAATATTATGATGAGGGATTCACATTTAAGGTAAGTCAATAATGCCATACACAAAAGAAGAATTACAAAACGTAGATTTCTATAATGAATTTGTAAGTAAACTTAGAAATAGTTATTTAGAAGATTTACAAGAGTTTGCATCAATAGGATTTAGAAGAAATAATATCTTATATTCTTTTGAAGATATAATATCATCAAACGGTATTGAAAATGTAGATATAGCTCCTGGTTCACAGTATCATTCTTATATGACAAAAGAACAACAAGATTTGTCTAAAACATTAAATACAAAATCATATCCAAGATATATAAGAAATAATAGTTTAGAAAAAATAGTTGATAGAAGTATATCTGAATTAGCAACAGAAAGTTTTGCAGATACATTACCTGATGGTGTAGAAAATGGTAATGTAGTCACAAACGAAGACCCTACAAATTATGATAGATGGTTAATTAAAAATAATCAAAAAAGAAAATTTGTTGACTTAGCAATATACTATGGTCAAGATTATGTATTAGAGATATTAGTAACACTAAGTGATTCAGCTATCCAAAGTATACCTGACGGAGAACCTATAGCGTAATGAGTAGATTAAATGAAAAAGACCTCGAACTATTACAAACTGGACAATCAGTAAGTTTATCAGCGGTAGAAAATGCTTATTATGGTGGTGAATTTACTACTAACCCAAATGATTGTGTAGAGGTATTAATATACGATACAAATAATAATTTGTTAGAAACTGGTATTGTTGACGCTACAGATTATTCATATGATTATGATACTGGTATACAATTAAATACCGGTACTATAATTAGAAAAATGGGTTATGATAGAGGTAAGTATGTTGTAAAATATAATTTTTTGAGAAAAATGGCTGGTTCATACGAAACAGTATTAGTTAAATCTAATGGTACTATTTTTAGAGGAAATAATTATCACGTAATGCCAAGTGGTAAAATTATGACTGGTGAAACACATACAGATTTTTCTGAAGAATTATTTTTAAAAGAGTATAAATATTTTGTACACGAGATTTCACCTTCAAGGAAAGAAATTAGGTTAGCACCACAATCTATAAATGATAGTGAGTATTTAAATAGTTTTTTAGAATCACAATTGACATCAAAAAAAATAACTATTCAACAAGATAGTTCTGTTTCATTGTATGCTGATAGAGACGCTATAAAAGGTGATAGTAAAACAATGAAATTATCAGGTGATACATCTCAATTAACACAACAAATGGTCGGTGGTTATTTATCTGTAAACAATGCTTTTATAAAAGAATATTTACCACCACCAGTATCTACAGACGGTAGTCAAGTACCTGGTGCAACTGAAGAATTAGAGTCATCTGTAATACAAGCACAATTCTATGTATCAAATGATAGTTTGGCGAAGTATGAAAGAGGTGATAGATTTTTTACATATCTTTTTGATGTATTTAAAGGACAAGATGATAGTTTTTTCCCAAGAGATGAAATAATTCAAAGTTATTCCGAAAGAAATATGAATGGTATTCAAGAGTATTTAACTTACGGTACTGAGGTAAAAGCGTCTGGAATAATGAGAGAATCAGACTATGTTTATTATAGATGGCAAGGTAAGGACAACCCAAACACTATCACTCTAAAAAGTAATTCAAGTAAACCTAACGTAGCTACTAAATACACGTGGGAACTAACCGGTTGGGATTATGATAGTAACCCAAAAGGTTGGAGTAGAATAACAGCATGGAGTACTTCTAATAAAGAAGGTGATGTTGCGTTTGTACAACCAACAGCAGAACTTTCTTCACCACTAAGATTAGTTCAAAATTCTACTGAAGGTAGTGAAGTAACAATAAGTTTAAATAGTAAACACTTAAATGTAGGTGTCAAATTAACAATAGAACCAAAAGACGGTCAACCAAGTACAATTCACATACCAGCCGTGATTAGAGTAGATTAGAAATACTATGATTAAATTAACAAATAATGGATTAGATAATAGTAAAGTAGGTAAACTTGATAGTGCTATTGCATTTGAGACAACTACAAATGCAATGCAATATCGGTGGTCATTAACTATTCCTAACGGTAATACAATTGATGTAGGAAGTGGTCAAGGTAAAAATGTTGTATTTACACTAACTAACTACTTAGAAAAAATTGCAGAAAATAATGGTGGGTATATATTAACAGTTGACCCACAAATAGAAAGAAAACAAGGTGGTGACCTTGACCCTGAGATGGAATCATTAGGTATAGAAACATTTGAATTTACTATAGATTCAATAGTTGATGATAGAAAAGCTATTTATATACCATATGTTTCATCAATTACTGATATTAAAAATGATGAAATAAGTTTAAGTACTTCTTGGAATGAATTAAAAAATAAACTTAGTGGACAAATTTTTGAAGATAGATTAACACCAACAGACTTATTTCGTAATGTCACTATAACATATAATATAAATAATAAAAGAGATTTAAATACATTTTTACATTTCGGTGATGATAAAATGTTACTTACTACAAATGTAAAGACTGATAAAGAAACTTTTGAAGAATCACCATATTCAGCTATATATAAATTATATGAACCTTTACCAGATGATATTGAAGAAAAAGATAAAGTATACATAGTCAAAGAGATTCTACCACAAGTAACAGAAACAGTAGAGTTAAAACCATACGACCAAGAAGAAGAAGATGTATTAGTATTGAGAGTACCTGATTCTACTCAAGTAGATTCACCAATTACAAAACGTTCAACTGAATTTAAAAACTATGATGATTTAGTTACAACTGATGTAAGATTAAAAAAAGAAATTGAAGATAAATTTTTAGTTGAAAAACCAAAAGAATTAAATATAGATTATTCTAACTATGATAATTTTATAAATTTTTCATCGGCAGAAAAAAGACTAAAAAACTTTAAATATAAAGTTGAGTTACTTGAATCATATACGGCAGAAAGTGCCTCATTAGTTAATATATCAAATTCTCAAAGAGACTTAACTATAGTTGATAATAAAATAAGAAATGTAAAATCAAACTTTGACAGTTATGAAAATTATCTTTATAGTACAAAGTCATCTTATGTAACAAGTTCTATTGGTGAATTTAATAACGCATCTTGGCCTAAAGCTGGTAGTGGTTCATATGAGTTTCCTTATACACCTATAACGTCATCACACGCAGAATTTACAAACTGGTATGGTAGTGTAGGTAGTAAAACAGGTCAACTATATAGTGCTTCCTTATATGATATAGATAATCGAAATAGATTAGTTAATCTATTACCGACACACGTAAGAGAAGATATTGAAAACAATCAGTTTTTTAATTTTCTTGATATGATTGGTCAACAATTTGATGAGATTTGGTCATATACTAAAGCAATGTCTAATATTACAGATAGACAGAATGATTTAAGTGAAGGATTTTCAAAAGATTTAGTTTTTAATTTAGCAAAGTCTTTAGGTTGGACTCAACAAGATGGTAAAGATTTATTAGATTTAAGTAGACTTGGATTTGGTCAAAAACTTAGTGGTACAACATATTCACTTTATACATCGGGTTCACTATCATCACCAGCTGAAGGTGATATTTCAAAAGAAATAACAAAAAGATTAATTGCAAGTATGCCATACTTATTGAAAGCTAAAGGTACACTAGGTGCATTAAAAGGTGTATTGAATTGTTATGGTATTCCAAGCAGTATACTACGTGTTAGAGAATATGGTGGTTTACAAAAACAAAATCAAAAAGCACAATTCGAAATAGATAGAAAGTTTACAAGAGCTTTAAGATTTAAAGGTGCACAATACGTTCTAACATCTTGGGACGATGATGATGATAGTAGTAGAAAACCAGATACTGTTGAGTTTAGATTTAGAGCTGTGTCAGGTTCAGACCAAATACTTGTTCAAAAAGATACTGATTGGGCTATAAAATTAAAAGATAATGGGTCTACTGATAATAATGGTACAGTTGCCTTTATGTTAACAGGTTCATTTGGTTTACAAGAAGTTAGTTCTTCGTTATTACCTATATATGATGGAGAATATCATTCAGTAATGTTAAGAAAAACTAAAGTTGAAACTGAACTTTTTCAATCATCATCATTTGAAATAACATCATTTAAAAACCCACCATTTGTACAAGGTATTGAAAATGCCGAAAACGGTATTATGAAAATTGTAAGTAGTTCAAATGTTGCAAAAAGTGGTACTAAAAGTTTAAGTCACGAAAATACATCATTAGACCAATCATCATTTTTTAAATTTTACAAAAAACCTACAGAAGTATCTGCAAGCATTTCTACTACATTAGCTACTCAAGGTGATAGTTTTATATTTTCTGGATATGCTAAAGTTTCATCAAGTATAGTAGACTCAGTTGGTCGTTTAAGTTTATTTGAATTAGACGCAAATGAAGAAGTTATAAATTGGGATAGAGAATTTGAATATAGTTTACAAGATGGTGGCATTAAATCATCTGAAGAAGTTGGTTTAAATGAAACTGAGTGGAAACAAATTATTGTTAAAAAGACAATGAAATTTCCAAATACAAAAAAACTTGGTGTACGTTTTGAAAATTTAAAACCACAATCAACAATATTTTGGGATAATTTTTCACTACAAAAAGTGAATACAAATACTGATGCAATAACAGATAATTTTAATTATGATTTATTTGTAAAAAAATATGAAAGTGGTTTAGATAGAATTATACAATCTTCAAAAACAACATTGAATATACCAGGTTCAACTTCAAGTTCTTATAACGCATCGTGGACAGGTAGTGGTGATTTATTTATTGGTGGTCATAACTCTGGTACATCTTCAGGGATATTTGATGCAGATAGATTTGGTGGTTCAATGATGGAGTTTAGATTATGGACTGAACCATTAGAAGAACAATCATTTAATCTTCACGTAGAAAATCCAAAATCATATGTTGGAAATACTCCGTCTTCATCTTATTATAATTTAGTTAGAAGATTTAGTTTTGATGATGATACAACATTATCAAATGGTGATAGTATTAGAGATGTAAGTGCTAATCAAACTTATACTCAAACAGGTAGTGCTCAAGGATTT